CCCGCCGAGAGCGATGCTCCGGGCGGGCTACAAGTCGATTCGATGCGAGACACAGCTCTCGCAACCATAGAGAGAATTTACCCTCGATCGCCGCAAAACGCGACACGCCGGAAAGCGTGCAATCCCATCAAGCGTTAGCAATGGCTGGCGCTCGTTAGCAGCCACCAGCAACTTCACTTAATTTCCCGATGCCAGATGGAGTGCCACGAGATGCAGGGCCATGTCCCACCGTCGTTGTGCCGTGCGCGGTGCACAACCGAAGCGCTTGGCGATCTCTGACCAGCGATACCGCTCCGCCCGCATCCACACGAGGTGTCGTTGGTCCATCTCCAAACACTGCACCCATCGCATGACCTCCAGCATTCTGTCGACATCGGCAGGGCTCGGCGGAAAACGGATGGGTGCAGGATCGTCGGAGGCCAGGCGTTCGAACTCCGTGCGCACGATCGTCGGCCAGACGTTGAAATAGCCTTGCACCCGCACAGGGGGCAATCGATGTGCAGTGCGTGCAGCCTCGACAAAACGATCTGCAAGTTCATCGATGCTCCATTCAGCCATGGCGACGCTCCTTGTTCCCATACAGGCGGTTGCCAATGCGACGGAGCAGCTCACGCTCGGACCAGTCGAGTCGTGTGTCCTCGGGTGAAATGACGAGGATGTGCTGGTCGAGCCATCCCTCGCGTTTGATCTCTTCGGGATCTCGTCGGGGCTCTGGCACGAGCCGTCCCAGCGGGCTGCGGTACTGAGGTGTGGGGATCTTCATGTCACACCTCCTGCCCATCGTGGTAGATCTGGATGGCCCAGTGCAGGATCGCCAGGGCATCGGCCTCGTTGTCATCCGTAGGCGCATATCCAAGAAGCCGGGCGGCAGCGATCATGTCGTCCTTGCTTGCGTTGCCTTTGCCGGTCGCGTGCTTCTTGATCGTGCCAACCGGAACGCCCTGGTACGGGATCTGATGGTGTTCGCACCAGGCAGTCAGATGGGCCATGAAACCGCCGTAGGCGTGCGCGGCATCGACGCCGGCATGACGACGGACCTCTTCGAAGAACACGGCATCCAAACCATCAGCAACCTGCTTGAGTTCGGTGAGCCAGCGTTTGAAGCGGAGGTAGCGCATGCCGCCACCCTCGAAGCGCTGTGGCTTGAACCCTTCGGTTCCACTGCTGATGTCGCCGTCACGGTCCAGCAGAGCCCAACCGGTCTGGGTGCCGAGATCCAGCGCCAAGATCGCGTTTCCGTTCGCCGGCAGACCGCCCCCATCCCGACCTCCAGGCAAACCTCCACGTAAGGTAGAGGGAACTGCTGTTCCCTCTCCTACGTAGTAGGAGGGGGAGTTTTCGCCAACTTGGAATTCCCGGAAAACCCAGTATCCATGCGGGTTTGCTGAAGTTGGCAAGTTGGCGGCGCTGCCAACTTGCCAATTTGCCGACAACTCCGCAAGGCGTTGATTTGAAATGGATTGAAGTTGGCAGGTGTTTGCCAACTTGCCGACGTCGGCAAAAAGCAGGGGGAAGTTGGCAACGGTTTTGCCAACTTGTCGATGCGTGTTCATGCGGGCTCCTGAGGATCGTTGATGTCGTCTTGGTAAACCCACACCTCGGGGTTCTCGACCGGCAAGGCGGCCCCCGATTGCGGGCATTTGAAGTGGGTGGGCTGTACGGCGAGTTCGCGCAACGGCACTTCGCCGGTGTCTGGATCGGGTTCGCCAGCGACCGAGCGCAGGACCATGCCTTCCACGCAGAGGTAGCCGAATTTGGTGCGGGCTGGCGGCAGGCCGTAGTCGACTGCATTGCGGAAATACTTGATGTAGCCCTGCGTCGAGAGCGCAGAAAGCCGCTCGCGGATCGTGCGCTCGCCGCCGAGCCCCGCCTTGCCTTCGAAGCCTTCGGCGAACTGATTGGCGGTGTAGCAGCGACCCTGCGCAGCCTCATCGAACAGGATCTGCAGGATCACATCGCGTTTGCGGCGGCGTTCGGCATCGAGCCGCTGGCCATACTCCTGCATGACCAGCCGCTCATTGGGTTCGACCTCGCGCCACTCCCCCTGCACCTTGTCCACGTGCTTGAGGGGGATGCCCGGCCCATTGCGCAATTCGAAGATGAGCTGCCGCGTCGTGCGCAGCTCGTCGGGCCGATACAGCAGCATTCCGCTCGAGTAGTAGCCGCGCAGGCTGCCGGCACCGGCCAGAGCCTGGAACGGGTCCTCCTCGAACTGCTTCTTGCCCAGCTTCCTCGTGTGGTGGGCCAGGATCACCCCGGCATCCGGATTCACCGCCTGGCGAAGCCGGTCCACCCGTTGCGAGAGAAAAAACAGCATCGCGCCGTTGTCGTTCTCGCCACCGGCGTCGCCGCCATCGAACACATTGCGGATGGGATCGATGGCGATGATGTCCGGAGGCTCGCCACCAAACGCATTCGCAATGGCAGGAATCACCTGCGCGAGGCCGGCGTCGTCCAGCACGAGGCGCAGCTGGGGCGTGGCCACGAAGTTCGCGCGGGCATCCAGGAGCCGGCTGGGTGGAATGCGCAGCTCTTTGACCCGTTCGCGCAGGTAGTGGTACTGCACCTCTGCCTGCAGGTAGAACACGCGCAAAGGGCGTGACGGGCGCATGCCGAGAAAGGCGGCACCAGCGGCCATGTGGGTCAGCCAGGCCAGCAGGAAGTCGCTCTTGCCGACCTTGGGCGCGCCGCCGAAGACCAGCATTCCGGCCGGCGTCAGCACGCGCGGCGAGATGAGATCAGGCGGCAGCGGCGAATCGTCATCCAGCAGCGCGCCCAGCGTGAATGTCGGCAGCATCGGCAATGCCGCCTTGACCACGCGGCGCTCGCCCTGCGCGATGAACCCATCGCAGTCGAAGCCTTCGGCGACGGCATCAGCCGCGTCCCACTTGTCGGGCTTGTCGGATGGCGGCACCAGAATGGCTACGGAAGCGCAGCCCGCCGCGACACAAGCGCGTGCGGCGTTCTCGGCGTAGTCCCAGCCCGGCGCGTCGCGGTCTGGCCAGATCAGCACCGAGCGGCCAGCGAGCGGTCGCCAGTCGGTTTTGTCGATCGGCGCCCTGGCCCCGTTCATCGCGGTGGTGGCCGCAATGCCGCAGGCGATTAGCGCATCGGCGCATTTCTCGCCCTCGACCAGCACCACGTCCTGCAGCTTTGAGATTGCCGGCAGGTTGTAAAGCGGGCGCGGATCGGGTGCCCGCCACATCCGGGCGCGCACGTCCCAGGGGCGGTACTCCTTGCCGGTCGGTGGGTCGTAGCGGTACACACAGGCGATCAGCTCGCCCTCGGGCGTGAGGTAATCCCATTTCGCGGTGTAGGGGCCAAGCTCATCGACAGCAACGGTACGGACCGCGTGAGGAGCAATGGACTGCGCAGGCGGTGCGACTCCCAGCCACTGGCGAATCTCCGTGGCAAGACGGGGAAAATCCTGGCGCGTGGACAGCCCCTGGGATCGTGCCCACAGGTCGATGACATCACCGCCATCGTCGGTGGCGAAGTCCTTCCACAAACCGCGACGAGCGCCGTCGAGCTCGACGACCAGGCTTTTGCCGGGTGAGCCGTCGGTGTCGCCGACATAGAACTTGCCGCCCCGCATGCGGCCTTGGGGGAACAGGTAGTGCAAGACGGCTTCGAGCCGATCCAGCAACCCGGTACGCAACGTCTCCGTGTCATTTACGAGTTCATTTCGAGGTTCGGCCGCGTCGTTGAAGTCGAGCCACACGATATCGTTCGTCGTCACGTCGCCCCCCAGCAGCGGTCTTGCCAGGAGCACGACTTGCACTCGAAATGGGTCGGGGTCGTTGCATGGCGTGGCAACAACTCGCCGGCATCGGATGCGGAAATGACCCGGACCGCGCGATCGGACATGCGCTGGGCCAGTCCGCCGTCAAACGGCACCAGCTCGAACCAGATCTCCTGCGAATCCTTGTTGATCGCGGTGAACAGCGCGGGGTTGCGCGATATGCCGGGAATGGCGGCTTCCATGTAGGCCTGGTAGATCGCCATCTGCGCTGCGTACACCGGCTTGGACCGGGCGACGCCGAGCTTGACCGTGTCCCGCCAGGACTTGTCGTTCATGGTCTTGCATTCCCATAGCGACGGGCACCGGAGCCCGAGCTCGCCTGGGGCGGCGTTGATCACACCGTCGACATGGCCCTGGATGCGGCCGCCCGCCACGGAAAAGCCGAATTGGCCTCCGCCGGCCTTGCGGGTGTACAGGTCGAAGCCAGCCAAACGCAGCCAGCGAACGGCCAGGTCTTCGAGCGCATGCCCGACCTCAAACACGCGCAGGATGCGACCGGGAATTTCACGGCCGGGATCGACCGGCGTGCGCAGGTACTCGTACTGCAGCGCGCGCTCGCAGGCCACACCCAGCCGCGAAGCGCCGAGGTAGGTGCGCGGTGCCTGTCCATCACGATCGCTAGCGAGGGCGGCATCGATGAGAGCGCCGATCTGTTCGTGAATCTTGGGGCGGTGGTTGAAATCCAGCATCAGAACGGCACTCCCTTCGGAGCGGCTTGACCTTGACGGGCCAGGCGCTCCTCCAGGAAGGCACGATCCTTGGCGGCCATGCGCTCGTGCTCTTCGATCATCTGGTCCTGATAGGTGGTGACGACGACATCGATCAGGGTCAGCACCTCATCCCGCGTGTAGTCCGCCAAGGGCCGCTCCATGCCGATGGAGCCGACGTACTCACCCAGCGGCGACAGGCACGCCCGCATGGCTGCCAGTTCCATGTCACTCGGATCGATCATGCGTGCCTCCGTCTTGGTCATCAATTTGCAGAACGCGTCCTGGCAACGGCGCGAACAGAACACCCAGCGATCTGAGTAGCGTTGTGGGTCGCCCGGTTTGAACCGAGGGTTGGACCAGCCATAGCCCTTGGCCTTGCGGTAGCAGATCGCGCATTTCAAGCGGCCTCCCGATGGCTTTCGTTGGCCGCGACCACTAGCCGCTGAATTGACGATTTGTTGAACTGGAACGCCAACAAGGCCGATGCCTGGTAGCGGGTCATGCCGAAGTCCACCCGCATGTGCTCTGGGAGGTAGCGCAGTTGCTTGTCGGTCGGCGGCTCGTTCAGCCAGCGCCGGGTCTTGTGGGCGGAGTCGGCGGATTCGTGGTCGTTGAGCCAGTCGTCGGCCTTGGCCATGCACACCGTGCGCTCGCCGACGGCCAGCAGGTGTGGCCTCAAGTCTTTCCCGCCGCCGACGGCGTGCCAGCGGCCATTGAGATAGAAGATGCCGCCCCATGCGCTGAACCCCGTGGCCATCAGCGCGTCGTCATGCCCGAACAGGTCGCACCAGCGGAAGTTGGAGCGCTTGAGCAGATCGATCTCGCTCATGACGAAGTCCGTCAGTACGCCAAGCTCCTGCGGCTCGCGCTCCCACACGTGGCCGCACAGGGGGCACTCCATGCAGGCCAGCGGAACGATGGCACCACACTCCGGGCAGTCCTTGGTCGGCGCATCACCGTCGCCCGGATGCCCGTCGAGGTTAATTTCCTGTTCGAGAGATCCGTGCATCAAGCTGGCCGTACCGAAATCCAGCACGATGCAATCGGTCTTGATGACGCCCGGGAACTCCTCGGGGTCCACGGTGCGCAGACCACGGCCGACCATCTGGATGAAGGTGGACTTGTAGGAACTGGGACGCAGCAGGACGACGCAACTGGTGGGCGTGTAGTCATAGCCCTCGGTCAGCACCGCGACATTGACCACGACCTGGGCGTGCCCGGACTCATACTCGGCCAGGCGCGCTTTGCGATCGGCGTCGGACAACTCGCCGTGGATCAGCACGGCGTGTATGCCCGATTCGACAAAGGCATCACAGACGTTCTGCGCATGGGCGACCGTGGAACAGAAGACGATGGTCTTGCGCGACGACGCATTCGCCTTCCAATGCTTGATCACCGCCTCGGTGATCAGGCGCTTGTCGAGAATGGAGGCGACCTCGTCCATGTCGAAGTCCATCGCGGTGCGGCGGACGTTGCGCAGTGCGTCCTGTACGCCGACGTCGATCACGAAGGTGCGCGGCGGAACGAGGTGCCCGGCGGCGATCATTTCGCCCAAGGTGATCTGGTCTGCCACGTTGGAGAAGACCTCGCGCAGCCCCTTGCCATCACCGCGATTCGGGGTGGCGGTCAGGCCGCAGACGCCAGCCCGAGGATTGCGGGCCAGCACCGTGTCGATGACGGCGCGGTAGGTCGGTGACGAAGCGTGGTGCGCCTCGTCGATCACGAGCAGATCCAGGGTAGGCATCTGGTCGAGGTGCGTCTGGCGCGACAGGGTCTGCACCATCGCGAACGTCGCTTGGCCGCGCCAGGACTTCTCGTTGGCATCGAACACCGACGTGCTCATGCTCGGATTCACACGCGAGAACTTGTCGCGGTTCTGACCGGTCAGTTCAGTGCGATGGGCGAGGATGCAGGCCTTCGCATCGGGCTCGGCCAACACCCTGCCGGTGACTGCCGACAGCATGATGGTCTTGCCCGACCCGGTCGGTGCGACAGCCAGCGTGTTCCCGTGCTCGTCGAGCGCCGCAAGCGTGCGCTCGATCAGGAGGGATTGGCGGGGACGGAGCATCATGAGATTAGCCCTCCGTCACTGCGCCCAGCTGGGGCGGCCCGAAACGGGTGCTCGGCCGGTGGCCTGTGCATACGCGTTGGGAGCGCTGGCAGCGGGGGACGTAGGTGCTGGCTGACGCGCACCGCCCATCAGCGCGGCGTAGTCCTTGTGGTCCGGCGTGACGGCGGCCTTGATGACGCTCTTGTCCTGACCGTTCTTGTCCTTCTCCCAGTCGACCTTGCCCAGGAACTCGATGCCATCCAGATCGGCGAATCCACCGATGCGTCGCGCGTTCTGTGCGGCAGGGCTGTTGTCGCCGGGGTGCACCCCACGCGCCGAGTTGAGGACCGCCTTGACGAAGGTGCGGCCCATGTTGGCCCATTCCGGCCCCTTGGGGCTGTGCAGGCCGATGAGCGACCACATCTTGCGGCGGGCGAACTCGCCGTCCGTCACGACGAACTCGCAGCTGAGGTAGACCGAGCCGGTCTCGGCATTGCGGGTGGCATAGCCGCCAGTCCACCCTTGCGACGCGTCATCGAAGCCGCCCGGGCGGATGGTCATGCGGACGCGGACCAGGGTGCCCTTCGGGATCAGATCGAAGGACGTCTGTTCGGAAGCGGAATTGAAATCGAAATAAGTCATATCAGGACTCCTGAGTCGAAGTGGATTCGGGGGCGGCAGCTGAATCAGAGGCAGACGCCGGATTGGGACGGGCGAAATCGAGTCGCTCGGTGGCGGGCCTCGCGGGGCCGGCGATCTTTTCCATCAGGCGGCCGAGATGCGGCTCCTCGATGGCGTCGAGCCGACCGGAACGGTCCTTGGCCGGGTAGTTCCATGGGTTGAGCGTGTGGCAGACGAATGCGCGGTAGCCGCTGCCGTCGTCGGCCTTGAGCTCGGCGAGGGTCACGACCTCGTCGACGATTCCGGGCAGCTCGAGGCCGGTCTTGGAGCCGTCGATCTGCAGCGAAAACACCCGGCGGTTGAAGTCGTCCAAGGCCTCGTTCAAGATGCCGACGAACCACACGTTCTTGCGGCGCGTGTGCTGCAAGTGGGTGAGCCAGCCGATCATTTCCTGGCCCATCAAACCGTAGGCGCCACGGCTGTCTGGCTTGCCGGTCTTCTCCGAGTAGGCCTGTGGCTGGCCCTTGCACCACTGCAGGCACAAGCGTCCGGCCACGGTGATCGAGTCGACGAAGACGGTCTCGTACTTGTCCAGAGCCGACGGGTCGCCAAAGCGATCGCAGACCGCGTCGAAGTGCGCCTGGCTGTAGGGCTGGTCCTCGCGCAGTGCCGGGTTCGGGCCGCCGATGAAGACGGCGAAGTCGCGGCATTCCTGCCATGTCCGTGGGCGGATCGCGTCGCCCGCCCAGCCTTCGACGGCGAGATCGCCGGCCTCGAGGTCGAAGAACAGCGTCGCCGTTGGCTTCAAGGTCCAGAGCTGTGAGGTCTTGCCGATGCCGCTCTTGCCAACGAGCACGCCCTTGACGCCACGGCGCTCTGCGAGACGCTGGTCTGCGGTGATGATGGGCAGACTCATTTCCGGCCTCCTTCACCACCCAGATCGGCGAATGCAGCAGCCACCGTGGTGACGCCCAAGGCGCCGCGCTTGCGGGCCAGGTCATACAGATCGCGCAAGCCCTGCAGGCGGCGGTGTTGAACGCGGGACTCGGCTTCCATGCCCTGGATCGCGAAGGCCAGGTCATCAACGGTCGCGTCCTCCAGCGGGCGCACCACCTCGTCGGCACGGTTGTCACCGA